TCAAAATCGTCTTAGAACGTAAATGCGGAGGTCTAATTTACAAAACTGATAGCGAAAATGTGTGTTTTCGCCTGATGATAGGAAAAATCCTTGAAATCAGTTAATTAAATAATCTTACTTAAAAATGGAGGAAAATTATGAGTAGAGAATTATTAGAAGAAACTGTCGAAGTATTGATAGGTGCGTGTAATAACATTTATCGACACATTGACAGGTCTCAAAGAGAAAAAATATCTGCTGTTGATTTTGAATTGGTTAAAACTTTCAATTTGTTGGTAGAAATCAATCAAAGAAACTTAGATGTTCTTTATCCTGATAGGCAAAAGTCTGAGGTTAAAACCTTGTCATTTCGCAATGTTCATAACGACATTGAGGAGGTGTATAGTGAGTAAGCCAACACTAGATTGGAAGAATTTTATTTCTCTTATGAGCGATAAACTTGATAAACAAGTAATAAGCGAGGGATATTATTCTAATGATACTGGAGGGGGTTTAGGATATTGGAACTCTTTACTGTTAAATGCTTTAGTGCATGAAATAATAACAGGCAATTTAGTTTTAACAAATAATAACAAACAAGATTTATTAGAACGAATTGAGTGTTCTTATGCAGACTCTGATAGAGATTATTCTTTAAATGAACAAACTAAAATATTTATAAAGGAGGTGTCTAGTGAGGGGGGAGAAGTATGAAATTAACGAAAGAATTAATTATTTTTTAAAATAGGAGAAAAACTAATGGCAAAAATAATGTATGCAACAGTCAAGTTAGTCGTAAAAGATTCAGCAGATGTTGATGATATAACTGCTGAGACTGATTATAACTTTGAGCATGAAGATATTATTGAAACAGAATTGATAGATTTAAAGGAGAAAGCTAATCATGGATAAACCGAAATATATTTTGGTTGTGATGTATGGCGACCCTAATACTCATGCACCATTAAAAACTTCTTTTGGCTTGTTTGACAGCAATGAGCAGGCACAAGAGTTTTCAAACAATATGTATGAAGGAAGCAATCATATTTGTGAGATTATTCCTATAAACGAACTGTCTGATGTCTTTGATAAGAAGTAAATGACCATAAAAACTACGCTGATTACTATTAATTTAGTAGTCAGCGTTTTTTTTTGCCTGAATCTTTTCCAACTGAAGAATTCTTCCCCCTGTGGTGTGGACACAATTAAATATTTACTGGTCTATTATATTTGACGGGCTAGCGTTGATTTTTTGTCTTTTTTTGGCGTATTTTCCAGGTATTTGACGCACAACATCTTGTGGCTCTATCTTTTATAAACACAATATATAGTGTTTTATACTTGCACTATGCAATCAAAAGACTCATAATTCAAAACATAACCTTTCATAATGGTTATCCTCCAAAATCTAATGAGGTAAAGTAATATGTGATGTTTTAGAGCATAGGTATCTGTTAGATTTAAAACAAGAAGGGGTGGTTCTTCGGAACTGCCCTTTTTTTATTTGTGTTTGTCGATTAATGGGAATGTAGGAATCGGCACTAATTCCCCGTATTTCAGGTGTTATGACTTAGGTGTGGCAATACAACCCAATAAATACAATACACCAGTAAATATTTAATTATTACCAGGTTTGATCCAGGCGAAAACTGTGGCAATCGCACTGTTCCACATGGAACATTTGCTTTCCAAGTGCTATCACTTTGTTATAGAATATAAAAAACAACTTGGGAAAATTTATGTATGCAGTCATTAGACACACCTTTGAAATAGTTAATCCTGAACCTGAAAATCCAAAAAGTCTTAAAATATTTGCAGACTGGAAACACTATGTTTGGTTGTTCGACAATAAAGATGAAGCAATGTCCTTTGCTATCACTTTGTTAGATACACCTTTATTAAAAGCCAATAACGAATACTTTGCTCATGCTGTTGAAAGTCTTGAGACAAACAACTATTGGCAAACTGGTCGAGAGAGTGTCGCTGTTGGCGAAGTTATAGATAATCCTGAACTATATGGAGTAAAAAGCGATGACACAAAAAACGATATTCATTAGGTGTTCAGAAGAAACAAACAGTCTTTTAGATAAAATAAGAAAATCAGAAATGCCTCATAAGTCGAGGAATAGCCAAATAATTTATTTGATACACCAAGAGGCAAATAGGTTAAACATAAGCTCAGAACCTAAAGAAGAACCAAAACAAGACATGGGTTTTGATGCAAATGGTTCACCAACTACTGAATCTTCTGAAGGGGTTAGGAAATTGGGTTTAGAAGGGCTTGTTGAAAAAGTGAAGCAGGGTTCTCAAGACTAATATAATAAAAGCTAAGTAAAGAATCAGCACAAGTTTGTATTAATTTTATTTCTAAATTGGAGGCTTCCTTTTTATCTCCTGACATAAGAACCCAAAATCTGTTTTCTATTTTTCTACCGCAACTTTCTCTTATGTGCCTTTGAACCTTTATTAATATGCAACTTCTAGGAACTGGTGCTAGATAGTATCTGCCAGTAGTAATCCTGTCTCCAAATGAGGGGTTTGTCATGTGCATACCTTTAGATAATACACCCAAATACTTATCACAAGCGTTATGTTGTTGTTCTGTTAGGTGCTTTTCTGTGTAAAGAACATCTATTAGGTGTTGGTCAAAAACAACAGCTCTACCTGCCCTTCCTTTTTCAAATTTGGCAATCCCTACTTTATGCCTTTTGTGCAGGTAAGGTGTGCCGACATCGTTCACATGAACATCAGATGTCCCAATCGAAATCGTCCTCAACTTCTTCTGCTTCGTCATATCTCCCATTTACAGGGTTGAATGTTAATGATGTGCTTCCAACTTTTGCAGTCCAACCCCACCTTGCTTTCCAACAATGGATTTCTACACTACTGTCTCCTCTATAAACTGTCAAGCCTACATCGCATTTAGAATACCATGCCATACTCTTTGCAATATCAATTCCAGTAACAACTGATTTTTTTCCTTTGTCAGCAGGTTTCGTTGGGTGTGCTACGAAAAAGCATAAAACATCGTGTTGCTTGCAGAATAATTGCACTTTGGTCAACATATCTGAAACCATATCTGACTCTAATCCTTTGTAATCACTATGGATAAAATTAAATGGGTCAATCACTATTATCCTTACCCCATATCGCATAACTGCGCTTGCGTTTTTATCTAGTATTGCTTCTATTGTTGGCATACCTGAATCTGAATAGTCTTGAAAAAGTATGTGTTCGTTAATCCAGCTTTCAGAATAATCCTTCTCTTTTTGGTTCATTCTGTGGTTTGCTCCTTCAAAGAAAGGTTTACCAGTAAGGATTTGAGACAACTGGACAGCGTGTAGAGATACTGGTTTCTCGAAAGAGCAGTAGCAGGTTTTCCAACCAAAAGACTTCCCTGCATTAACTATTAACTGGTCAATAAAAGCTGATTTTCCATCTCCTGGGTAACCAGTTACGACATTGAGATAGCCAGTTTGCAAGGTAAATAAGTCGTCAACTGACTGTATGCCAGTAGAAACACCCTTTGGTCTGCCAACATCATACAAAGATTGGAACTCGTCAGCATAATGCTCTATATTGTTAAGACCATGCAAGGGAATTGGGTCTGCTTCCAAAACCTGTTTTCTTACTGTTTCGACATCTGTATTAATAAGTAAATCATTAGCGTCTTTGTTGCCCTTAAAGTCCACTCTATAACACTTTGCCTTATTCAATCTCCTAGATAATTCGTCTGCTAGAACATCTCCTGCTGTATCTGCGTCTGTTGCTAATATAATTCTTTCGACAGACTCAAATTTTTCCCTGTCCTCCCACACATATTTGAACCTTCCATCTTCTGAAGGGTCTATTTTTGAATCCTTAATTTTGTTTGGTGCGCCATTCGGAACAGAATAAACATCTATGTTGTAGTCTTTAAAGGCTTCTTTAATGCTCAAGCAATCCATCTCCCCTTCGGTTATAACTATGGTGTCTTTAATCGTTTCCTTGCTTTCATCGTATAACTGCAATCCCCAAAGTTTCGTGGCATTGTTTTTCCACCAAAATTCCTTGCTTCCATTTGCGGTTCGATACTTAATGGCTTCATAGCCCTCTTTTCCGTCATTCGATGGGAAAGTAAAAGCTATTACTGGTTTATTATTTATTTCTGTAGCCAGACAACCCGCATTTTTTGCCGTTTCCAAGCTAATACCCCTTGAGTTTAGCCATTCTTCTGACTTTTCTGAATACTTTGTGTTCTCTGCTTTAATTATCTTTTTTTCTTCTGCCTTAATGGTTGTCTTTTTCATAGGTAATGCCCTTGATTCCGTGTTTATAATTCCTTCTGCGTTACAATGATGACAAAAGTAAATTATTTTACTTCCGTCTATGTTTACAGAAAGAGGTTTATCTCTTTTATTTTTTTTACGCAAATGACTGCATGAGGGACAAGATAGTTTGTGTTGTCCATGACTCTTTGCAGTCCTCAGAACTTCGCTATATATACTGTTTTGTTCATCAGACCAATTTTTTTGTTGACTTAGCATTGTTATCCTCCTAATATCCTCTGTATAATCTCTATATACTTAGTAAGTAAAGACTAATTATTTTAAAAACTTAGTAAGTATCTATTAAATAGTATCTACTTACCCTTCCCTAACAAAAGAACTGTCAATGATTTTTGCTATATCATTGGCAATTTTCTTTTTGCTTATCATTGGGAAACTGACTAATTCTTTTATGCTCCTAGTGATAGCGTTGCTGTCTATCTTGTTCCTGGAACACAAATCTAAAAAGTCTTTTGAGTGAAAATAAAGAACTGCTTGTTTAGATAATTTTGGATTTTTTGAAGCAACATCTCTAACTGCTTGTTTAACTATAAGACTATCTATTTTCTTCATCAGCAGTTTAATTCGTTTCTTATTTTCCATTCATAAGATGATAAATGAATTGTTGCACATTATCAACACATCAATTATACTTTATGAATACATCATCTATATATTTAGGAGAAAGATATATGAGAGAGATATACCTTATGCGAGCATGGATTATTTCAATCCAACCAAATAATTTTATCACAAATTACGGAGAACATGAATGAACTTTGAGATAACAAAAGGAATACCCCTTCCTAGAGGCAAAGGAAAGCCAAGAAAATATGATCTACCTTTAGATGATATGAAAACAGGAGACCATCTACATATTCCTATGGCAAAAACACAAATAGCCCAAGAGGTAAAGATAATTAGAAACTTTGTCCTTAGATACAGGCACAAAAACCCCACAAAGAAATTTACTGTTAGGCAGATGTCTGATGGTGTAGGTGTATGGAGACTTTAAATGGATAAAATCAATCCTACTTATTACAAAGATACAGAGATAGAGTTTATTGACTATGCGAAAGCCAGTATGAGTAAAGAAAGATTTGAAGGTGGACTTGAATTTAATGTGAAGAAGTATATGCATAGGTGGTCTATTAAAAATGGGATAGAAGATTTAAAGAAAGCAGAGTGGTACTTAAAAAGGCTTATTAAGAACAATGAAATACACGAATAAACACAATATACCAAAAGAGATCATTCGTAGTATTGAGAATGACAATTACAGCAAAGGCGATTCAGTTAAGTCTATAACTGGATTGTTGCAACCTCCACAAATATCAATTTTAAGTGAACACCATTACGAAGAACTAACCGCAGATATATCTGAAAGGATATGGATTCTTCTTGGTCAAAGTGTGCATACGATATTAGAAAGGGCAAACGAAGGCAGGAAAGACACCCTAACTGAAGAAAGAATGTATGCAAGTGTCAATGGTTGGAGAATAAGTGGTCAGACTGACAGCATTTCATTAGACGACAACACCCTGAAGGACTATAAAGTAACTTCAGCATGGACTGTTATGAACGCATTAAAGAATGAGAAGCCTGAATGGACTCAACAGTTGAACTGTTACGCATGGTTAGCAAAAGAACAAACAGGAATGAATATTAACCAGTTAAATATTATTGCTATCAGCAGAGATTGGTCTAAATTTCAATACGAAAGAAGCGGAGGTGATTATCCTCCTGCACCAGTAACAGTCGTGAATATCCCTATGTGGACAGAAGAAGAACAAAAGGGATTTATAGAAGAAAGAGTTTCATTGCACCAAGAAGCAGAGGCAGAGTATTTGGTTAGTGGAGAGCTACCCTTGTGTTCTGATAGCGATAGGTGGAAGAAAGAAGATACTTACAGAGTCATTAAGAAAGGTAGGAAAAGCGCATTGCGAGTCTTGCCTTCACAAAAAGAAGCTGACGAGTATATAAGTGGTCATAAAGACGAGAAAGACTTGAGTGTTGAAGTTGCTTTAGGAAAGCCTGTTCGATGCGAAAGTTATTGTCCTGTGGCTGAATTTTGTAATCAATATCAAGAGGAGAAACTATGAATATTGAAAAAAACTATGACATAGGTAAAAACTACTATGTCATTCAGACATGGTGCAGGGACGGAGAACACGAGTATTCCGACATTTTTCTAATAACAAATATTCCAAAAGATACAGACGAAGATTTAATAGACAAGGCAATTCTGTCTTGGAACTATGGGGATTGTGAGTGGGATAATCTTTGCGATTCTTATTCTGACGGAGGTTGGAGGCTAATATCAATAAGGCAGTTTGATGAAATAAGTCAAACAGAACATGATGCTTTGAAAGCACAAATGTCAACATTTCCCTTTTCTTCTATTCTTGATGGATATAACGATAACCAAAAGTTTAAATCAGAAAGAGATAAACCAATAACTCATTTAAAGGAGGCAACCAATGAGCAATAAAGAACTTACTTTTAAGGAAATATGGGAGACATTACATAGTGTAGATGTTTCTGAATACACCGAAGAAAAGATGAACTTAACCTATCTTTCTTGGGCGAGAGCATGGAAGTTGCTTATGGAGCATTATCCACAAGCTGAATATACTTTTGTTGATTACGATGGGCTTCCTTACAGGACATTACCTGACGGAACAGCAGAAGTTATAACTAAAGTGCAAATAGGCAACCATATTAGAAGTATGGCACTTCCTATCATGGACTATAAGAATAATGCAGTAGTCAACCCAAACGCTAGACAAGTAAACGATAACCGCATGAGGTGTCTTGTTAAAAACCTAGCTATGTTTGGTTTAGGAATGAATGTCTTTGCAGTATGGGAAGATCATCTTCCAAGTGAAGATAAAGACGAGCAACCTAAAGATAAGAAAGCCCCTGCCAAGAAAAAAGCAGAACCAAAAGAACCTGAACCGAAAGAAGAAGGGCAGAAATTTGATGAAGCGTGGGCAGAAACTTTTGTTGAAGGGTTTATAAAAACCCTACAAATGCACGACACCAAAGAAAGTCTTAAATCTTTTTATATGACTAACAAAGAAGCGATAAGCAGACTAAAGATTGATTTCACCGAAAAGAAAGCAGAACTAGATACTGCATTTAAACAATATGCTGACTCATTAAACGGAGAAAGCGAAAACAACCAAGATAACAAGGAGTAAATTATGGCGAACTTTAACAATAACGACAATGAACCTGTATCAGCAGGAAACATTTATATAAACAATTACAAGCAGAATAAATCACACCCTGACTTTACTGGAACGATTGTCCTGCAAAAATCACTTCTTAAAGAGATCGTTTCTAAGCTAAAAGAACACAATCAACAAGAAGTTGAAGTAGGCATTGCTTGTTGGGATAGGATTTCTAAAAATGGCAATGCTTATAAATATGCCAAAATGGAAATGCCGAG